TTTGTAATTGAACAGTAGTACCGCTTATGTTTCCATTATCCTCAAATTTTTGCATACTTGGAAACTGTACTGTCACTCTTACAGCCTCTATATTTGTATCTGAGACTGTGTGTTCTCTTGCATTAGATGTTGTTACTTGTAAGCCAATAGGTGTTGTTCTTTCAATGGTGTTAATTCCATTTATTTTTGTTTGATTTGCAGTGCCACTCTTAAAAGCAAAATCAATATCTTTAAAATTAAATTCTGAATCTGATGGATTAGCTGCATTTGCAGCGGCTTGTAGAACTTGAGTACCATTAAGGAATACATCTTTGAGAAAATTATTTAGATATGCAGTAGACGCAATATCTGTAACACCAGCCTTACTTGCTGAAGCACTGCCCTCAATTTCGCCTTCTGACAGGATCTCAACTAGGGTTGAAAATTGCTTACTTGATAGTGCATCTTTAGGCAATGTCGCATCATTAAAACCAAAAAGTTCACTTATGGCATTTGGATTACTTGATGATGCTGTTCCCATGATTAGCTT